CGTTAAAGTCTCGGCAGGTAGATATGCGTCGGTAATGTAAAGGTGACCACCTGCGCCGCCGCCTCCACCTTTGTTAAGACCACCGCCGCCACCACCGCCGACGACCAGCACATCCGCAAAACCTGCGCGGGTAACTGTCAGCGTTCCCGACGCCGTGAAGGTTAGGTACTTGTAAGAGACTCCATCGTCTGTGTAGGTGCCGGTAGCGGAGTCTGAAAAGTCAGCGGCACCCGCGCTAAAAGTTTGCCAACTCGTTCCGTCGTAGAACTTCGCCGTCGGCGGTGTCGTGTTCTCGTCAAACCATAGGTCACCCTCGGCGGGTGAACTCGGCTCGGTGTCCGTGACCGATTTGGTAGGTTTGGCTGCGAACGTATCGTTGAGATCTGCGGCGGCCAGGACTTCGCCCGCTGCAAAGTCATCTCTTACTGCCATGGTTTTCCTTTCTTAGAACCCGAGCGTGTTCACGTCGAGCAGGCCGAAGGTTGCGGAGTCAAGGACAAGCGCAGGTGGCTCACCCTGGGAGAAGGACAACCGCACGCGGAATGCTGTGTTCAATCTGGTCCAGTCGCACGAACTGGTCGATGGGGTCACCGATGCTGCTGGGGGTGTAGACCACCTGGAGAAGTGCGCCCAGTTCCAGGTCCAGCACTTCAGCCACCTGGGCGTCGGTGATCGCGTCCAGCACGACCTCAATGGCGTCAATGCGCAGCAGCGGTTCTTCATACCTGGCCAGGATCAAGTCAGCCAGGTCTTGAGCCTGGTTGTCATCAGCCAGCAAGGTGTCGCGCAGCTCAAAGTCGATGGCGCCGTAGGCCGCAATGCTTGCGGTACCGGAGGCAGTGGCGGTGCCACCACTAAGGCGCGTGACCGTGATCCTGTTGCGCAGCTCTTCTGCTCCATACGAGGCAGCAATGTTGGTGAAGGGGATGCCCGTGCCGTCGTCGGCAAACTTGGTCTCGGTCAGGATGTTCAGCGCGGCCCTGGATCGGAAGGTCAGCCGACCATCACGGGCAATGAACAGCGCACCCTGCTCGGACTCGTCCACCTTCTGCAGGTACTGCAGCGCGTTGACTGGCTTGGGGTCAGCAGCCGTGCCGCCGACAGAGTCAGCCTGCAAAGTGGCCACGCCCTCGTCAATGTCCCGCTTGCCTGCAGGCCAGGCGATCTCGCTGCGGTCAAGTATTGCTTCAATGCGCTCGCCGCTTGTCTGGGCTGTGGTGGTGTGCGGTTCAATCTCCTGCTGCGCCAAGAAGGTCAGCGCGTCGGTGATCTTGACCGACGAGATGTGGTTGCCGTCTAGGGAGTAATCCAGATCCCAGTCATCCACCACGCCTGAGAACACAGGCACACCGCCAGCAGTAATGCTGATGGCTTTGCGGGGACGCATAGACGCGCCATAGGGCGTGACCGCTGTGCCTGCTGCAGGGTCGTACTTGCGCTCGGAGTTATCTAGGGCGACCGTGGCAGCCCCGGCTTGGTAGCGCTCAAGTTCCCGCGAACGCCCACGCCGGACAGAGACTGTGCGCACGTCGTCGGTGACGTCCTCAAGGATGTCGCCAGCCAGGCCGAAGGGTGCGTCATCAAGTTCACCCTTGACGGGGTCGTCCAGGGTAAAGAAGTTGCCGGCACCACCAGCAGCCAAGTCAAAGGCGATGCGTACCCGAACGTCAGGCCTGGGCATAGACAGGCCCGTTGCGTCGCTCGTATGCCTTGAGTGCGTCCACGATCTGGCGCCCCACCTCAGGGCCGTCAGCGCCCATGCCGGCATTGACCGTCAGGTTGATGACCGAGCCGCCGCCAGCCATGGCAACGCCACCGCCGCCCGTGCGCGTCATCGAGCCGCGCATGTCGTGGTTGGGGATGATGCGCCCCGGCATGGTGGGCACGAACAATTCCGGCCCAGCCTCGCCCACGATGTACGGGCTGCCAGCAGCCACTGGTCCACCCATGCGCTTACCGGGGATGCCCTCGGTGACGTGGCGGGTGACCACGGTGATGACGCTGGTGCGGTTCATTGAGTTTGCCAGGTGCGACATCATGCGGTTCAACTTGTTGTAGCCAGGGCCACCTGGGCCAAAGCGCTTGGTGAAGCCTGCCTCAGTGTTCTTGGCCAACTGCAGACCAGTGCCGTAGTAGGCGTCAGCGGCAAAGACGCCGATCTCTGTGGCTGCGCCTTGCGTGGACTCCACCAGCCGATTGGTCTCGTCAATAGCCGTGGCGCCGCCGTTGATTAGTTCGTCAGCGATCTTGGTGCCAGCGTTGATGCCTTCTTGCACCACCATGGTGATGGCCTCAGGACTCAAGCCCTGCTGGATTAGAGTGCGCACTTGATTGGCAAACTCCACAGCCTTGTTGGCCTGCTCGTTGAGTCGTTCAATGAAGGTGCCGCCAACGCGGTTGCCTTGTTCGTCTACCTCAGGCAGCGCATCGCCAAAGTCCAGCGACCCCATGACTGCGTCGCTGATGGACTTCGCCATGCCGTCATACTGGGCTTGGATCTCTTCGCGGGCAGACTTCAGGCGCTCAGCAACCTCGTTGAACTTTTCCTTGAACTTGTCCAGTTTGTTGGTGGCCTTGTCGCTGGCACCAGCAACACCGCCGCCGCCAGCGCCGCCGAACGCGCCAGCCAACTCATCAACACCCTCAACAGCGCTAGCCGCAGCCTGCCCAATATCGGTGTACGCAGCAGTTGCGGAGTGACTGTCACGAGCGGTTGCAGCCAGATGCTTGCCTAGCGCAGCGTTGCTGCCACCGAGGTGGTCAACCGCCTTGCCTGTTCCACCTGCTGCAGCACTGAAACTCTTGAACTCAAACTCAGCGATGCGTGTTGCCTTGCTAACGTTTGGTAGCACGTCGGCTAGTTTGTTGTAGGCGTCAATCAGGCCATTGACTGCGCGGATACCAAAGTTGATGAACTTTTCAACAGCAGGCCCCACATTGTTGAAAGCCGCCACAACTATGGACGCCACAGTGCTGAAAGCGTTTTTGACTCCACTAGCCATGGCCTTCAACGCTCGACCAAATATGCCCGTCTTGTTGAGGATGAAGTCAATGGCAACAGCTAAGACGGCGCGAATGATGTTCGCAGCCATCTTGAAAACTGTGGCCATCACCTCGTAAACCTTGATGACTACGCGCACGCCGTTGGCCAGGATCTTCCACCAGCCCGTCAGGATGCGCAGCGCTCCCGCTAGGACGTTGCCTGCAACTGTTGCCACGCGGTCAAAGATGCTGCGCAGATCCCCGGCTTCACCCGTCACGCTTTGGAAGGCACCCAGCACGTCACCGAGCAAGGTGCGCGCAATGTTCTGCACCGTGGTTATCAAGTTGCCGACAGCGCTGCGCAACGCCTCGCTGCGATCCCACATGGCCTTGAACGCCAAGGCGACCGCAGCAACGGCTGCCACCACCGCCACGATCTTGATAGCCAAGATTGAGCCAGCAATAGTGATGCCGCCGATTACCTTCATTACAGCACCAACAACGCCGATAAGTTTGCCAAAGATCAACAGCAGCGGGCCAACGGCGGCGGCAATAGCAGCGGCCTGGACAATAAGCGTCTTTGTTTCCGGCGTAAGGTTTTGGAAGGCCTGACCGAGCCTGGAAAGTCGATCAGCGAACTGCTGCACAAATGGGGCGATGATGTCGCCAAACTCGATCAGGCTGTTCTTCATTGTGGCGAACGCCTGCTGCAACTTAAAGCCCGTGGTGTCAGCTGCTGCCGCCATGGCTGGGTCAAGATCCTCAGCAGTGGTGCTGGCCAGCGCGGCAAAGATGTCCTCAGTCGTGGCAGCGCCAGCGCCCATGAGATCCATGACACCAGTGAGCGCTCGCACGTTGCCGAAGAAGTCTGCGGTTGCAATCGTGTTGCCGCCAAAGGCACCCACAAGGGTCTGCAGCGTGGACAGCAAGCCCTTCTCGCGGATCTCCGTGCGCAAGCCTTCATAGGACAGGCCGACAGATGCCAGCGCCTTGGCGCCCTTAGGTGTCTCTTTGGTGATCTGCGCCAAGATGCCGCGCAACTGGGTGGACGCCTCGCTGGCACCAGTACCCGTGCGGGACATGGCAGCCATGGCTGCGGCAGCCTCGTCAAAGCCAACGCCCAGCGCTGAGGCAATCGGCAGCACTGAACCCATCGCGCCGGCCAGTTCGCTGGACTCCAACTTGCCCTGCTCCACAGCGGTGCGCAAGATCGAGGTGGCCTCAGTGGCGCTCAGGTTGCTGGCGCCGTAGGCGTTCATGGCTGAGGTGGCTAGGTCGGCAATCGTCTGCACATCACCCAGGCCGATGGCTGCACCCTTGAGGGATGCTTCCAAAGTCTCCATGGCATCGCTGCCACGCAAGCCTGCGGAGGTAATAAAGAACAGCGCGTCGGCAGCCTCGGCCCCGCTCTTGCCGTACTGGCTGGCCAGCCGGATGACATCGTCGCGCATCCCGTCAACTTCGTCACGGGTCAAACCGACCAGCGACACCATCTTGGTCAGCGAGGTGTCGAAGTCCATGGCCATCTTGGTGGCGGCAACGCCCACACCAACGATGGGGAGCGTCACGCCGACGGTCAGGGACTTGCCAGCCCTGGCCATCTTGTCGCCAAAGGCTTGCACCTGGCCGCCCATGGCTTGGACTTTGCCGCCCAGCGACATGCTGGAAGCCTGCAGCGCCTTCAGATCACTTATGGCGCGCTTGATGTTCTTGTCTGTGTAGTCACCCTTGACGACGACGTCAATAGTGTTCTTGGCCACTGTCGTCCTCTCAGGCTCGGTTCACGTCGGCTATTGCCTTTTCAATCAAGGCGCCGATGGTCTTTGCTGCTTCTGGTCCCTTGGCGTAGTACGCCGGGGTCAACAAGCGGGGCCACATGCCGACATCGCGGGCACCCTCGCGGGTGCCTGACTGCCTGTTGATGTTTGTGTTGAACGGGTGGCCGCTCTTGTTCACACTGCCGGCCAAAGTAAAGATGGCAGCGGCGGGGTTGGACGTGTCTAGTTGCGCACGGCCTTGCACTTCACGAAAGCCCTGCACGCTGCGTGATCGAAAGCGGGTCTTGAACTTAAAGTTGCCACGCTGGTAGGACAAGTCACGCCCATCACGGCTGAATGTCCACGCACCCCAACCAGAACCTGCACGCCTGGGCACCAAGCCCATAGGTGGCACTCGGCTTTCAGCGTCTTTGGTAATGGCCGCCGTAGCTTGCTTGACGCCCTTTTGGATGTCACGCCAGGCTGCCTTGTCAAAGCGCATCAGCGCGTCAATCTTGGCTGCAGCGCCTTCCACTTTCACTTGCATCACCATCAGCGTCTACCCTTCGCCGCATCACGCTCTTGCACGTTTCTCCAGCGCAGGTATCGCTGCATGGTCACCAACATGCGCGGTGACTCTTTGAGCAACTCACTTGGTGCTATGTGGTACTCGTAAGCCAAATGCGCTATGTGGAAGTGGGCGCTGTCTTGTCCAAAGGGGCAGGCTCGCCAACGTCGGCAACCTCAATGCCGTCAACAGTTTCCAGCCAGGCATCAAAGTCACCAGCCTTGCCGTCACGCTTCAACCGATGCCAGGCCAGCCACACCAGGTCGGTGAACTTGACCTCGGACTCAAAGCGCGCAACCGAGCGGTCAAACTCCCGCTCAAAGGCGACGAGGTCGGGCGCAGACACAGTGACATCTGCGCCCGCCCCGTCGTTGTAGGTGACACGTAGTTGCATCTTCATTGCAGGACTCCTTGTGTTGGAGGGTTAGTGGTGGATGCGTGCGATCAGGAAGTGCCGCGAGTGACCGCGCCAGTGATGGGCCACGAGATTGACTGCGTGCTGAGATCGCCCACCGCACCGTCAACCGGGTTGATGGCGTTGACCAGAACGCTGAACGAGTATTCGGGGTTGGACGTGCCCGCAGCTGCGGTGCCCATCCGTACCTTGATGGCAGCGGTGCCACCGAGGCTGTCCCAGAACTGCTCGTCAATGCTGCCGGCAGCCACGTCCTGGTGGACGTCCATGGAGAACGTGCCACCCTTCAAGCCACCGATGCGCTCGCGCCAGCCTGAGCCGGCGAAGTTGGTGACCTCAATGTCATCGGCCTCAAGGGCGATGGTGACCTGGGCAACGTTGGCCGAGATGGTGCCGTAGGCCGTGCCGCCTGTGGGGGTGAATTGGATCACCGGATCTTGCAGAACAAACTTAGCCATGTGCGTGGCCCCTTCTTATGCGTAAACCTGTACGACGAACTCGCCGGACAGGTAGGTGGTGTCACCTACTGTGACTTGGTTGTAATTGCGCAGGTTGGTTACTCGGCAGTCAAAGGCAGTGCCGCCGAGGGTCTTGTCACTTTCAATGGCCGCCTTGACACTGCTGGCTCCCGTGCCGGAGCAGTAGGCGTCTAGGCGGTTTTGTGCGGTGCGTTCATCAACGCGGCCCACGATGACCATGACGATGAACTCGTACAGATCCCCGCCCGATCGAGCGAAGGCCTGGTCGTAGGTGATGGTGTTGGGCATCACCACGGCGATGGGTGGGGTGACCTGGTCGGGAATGGTGGAGGAGGTGCGCAGCCCTGTGATGGTTGCCAGGTTGGTGGCGAGCTTGGTGCGCAGCGTGCTTAGGTCGCTCATGCTGCGGCGTACTTCTTGAACGGTCGGATGAGCATGGCAACGTCAGGGTCAACCTTGCCCACCCGAGCAACGCCCATGTCGGTAAAGCCAGCAAAGCCCAGCGGTGAGTCCAGGCGCTTGTAGATGCGGCTGGCCTGGATGACACAGGCTTGCGTGACCTGGGTAGGCACGGGGGTGAAGCCGTAGGTGCCAGCGATGCGAACGGTGGCTTGCTTGCCCCACAGTGGCAGCAGGTAGTCACCGATCATGCGCAGCCGGTAGATGGGGAAGGCGTTGCCGCTGACCCGCTGGTTGACCGGCTCACTTTGGTAGTCGGAGGTCTGCAGCGTAATCAAGAACGTCAGGTCACCGCTGTCGTCCAACTTGACCGAGGTGATGGCCGTCAGGTCGTCGGTGTCTACGGTCAGGGAGTCGCTGGGCACAAAGTCGCGGGTGTCGGTGACGGCGTAGAAGTTGCGGTCACACTCGCTGTCAATCATGCGGCTGGCCGACTCCACTGCCATCTCTAACAAGGCGTCGTCAATGCTGTCGCCGCTGGGGATGCGCAGCGCTGCCTTGATCTGCGCTAGTGAGCAATAGCCGTTGGTGATTGCCACGTGTGCTCCAACCATTCAATCAAGCGGCCAAAGCCTTGGGCGTAGCCGGTGGGTTCCATGTGTCCATAGCGGTCCCAGAACTTGGTGTTGTCGCAATCTCTGGACAGCACACCGCTGGGCTTGTCGGTCGTAAAGTGAAAAGTCGGCGCGATACTGAGCAAGTCGGCGCACAACTGCGCGATGTCGCGCACGCTGGCTGCACCCTGGTAGCCGATGTTCGTCGGCCCGATGTTGTCGGGGTCCATGGTCAGCGCCTCGATCTTGGCCAGAGCGTCGTCAATCCACAGGTAGGAGCGCAGCTGCTCACCGTCGCCCCAGATCTCCACGCTGCCGGTCTGCCGAGCCGCCAGCATCTTGGACACGATCGCCGTGGGGAACTTGGCACGGTCGTTGCTGTGGTCCTGGCCTACCCCGTAAACCGTGTGCAAGATCCCAACGCGCACATCCATGGGTGCACGCTCAGCCAACCGCAGCAGCATCAACTTGGCGCGCCCGTACATCTGATCCGGTGGCCCAGTTTCCAGCATCTGCTCAGACAGCAACGGCGCGTGGCCTGGTGTCATCTGCAAGGTGGTCGGGTAGGCGCAGGCGCTGGCAGCGACAAACGCACGCTCCACACCTGCGTCAATCATTGCTTCCAGCACATTGCTGTCAATGCGGGTGTTGGTGACGTAGGGCCAGAAGTCATGCGCGTGGAAGTAGCCCACGCCGCCGTGGTCGGCAGCGAAGTGGTACACCACTTGCACGCCCGAGAAGTCGGGGTGATCACGGTCTAGGTCAACAACCTGGTGGCCGTGCGCTCGACGCCAAGCATCCATGCGCGAGGGTTCACGCGGTGGCCTGCGTTCAATGGCCAGCACGTTGTGGCCGCGTTGGGCTAGGTAGGCCACCATGCTGGACCCAATGAACCCACCGGCCCCGGTGACTGCTACGTCCACAAGTGCGCCCGTGATGCGAATAGTGCAGCGTCAGCGCCGACGGTACGGGCGCCCTTGCTGTAGGTCTCGTCCATGCCGACCAGGCCCCACATCCAGTGCAGGTGCTCAACCACCGACTCCATGCAAGGGCGGAACTGACCGCGATGCTTGGCAGTTGCCACCGCCTCGGTGTCGCAGTAGTTGTGCTGGTAGCCCTCGTGCAGCAGCGGCTCGCTGCCGTCAATCGTGCCCAGGTTGGCGTAGTCACGAGTGACCAAGTAGTGGGTGGCGTGCTCACCTGCAAGCACGTCGCTGTTATGCAGGTCGTTGGTTCCCACCATTCCGTAGCGCTTGGCCAGGCTCAGCAGGGGTTCAGCCCAACCATCGTAGAAGTTCAGGTCATCTGATCCAATGAACAAGTAATCGTGCGTGGTGGCCAGCACGGCGGTGTTGATAGCGCCGGCGTAGGACGCGCTGCGGGTGTTGACAATGTAGGTGCGCTGAATAGCTGTGATGGCTGCGATGGTCTCAACGTCGTGCGCCTCGACGATGAATATGGGGTCAATGAGGTTGCGCGGTGCAGTCGGCTCAAGGTTGTCGATGACGCGTTGCACATTGGTCGGGCGCCCTAGCGTGGGAATCAAGACGGCAATCACCGCAGCACCGCCTGCCACCAGGTGTCTGCTGCCGTGCTGACCAACTCGGTCAGGTGGGTCGGGTCATTCCAGCCGGGCACGCTGGTCACGCCAACGTTGTCATTGGTGATGCACTCGCAGTCCGAAAGCACCGCCTCAATCGTGGCCCTGCTTTCGGACTCAAAGCCCACCGGCAGGTGCACGTAGTAGCGTGCCTTCGCCATCTTGGCCAGCACTTGAGCGCGTGGCACGTTGCTCAGCATCTGCAACTCAATGCCCTGCTGGGCTGCCCACATGGCCGCCTTGCGTGGGCCTTTCAGTTGGTGCATCCGGTTAGCCCAGACCGCGAAGTCTTGCTTAGGCTCTTGCCGGCACTCAGCAGGGTCCACTGGTGAGAGAACCAACTCCACGTTGGTCAACGTCAACCAGCGGCGCTCGCGGTGCAGGTGCGCTGGTGTATGCAAGAGGACCAGCCGCGCTGACTCAATCAAGTGACCGCGTGCGGCGGCAATGGTCTGCTGATGGTGCAAGAACACTGCAGGCTTGCGCTCGGCTAGTGCCCACATTGCTTCATCGCTGAGAGCGTCGGTGCCGGTCACCACCACGCTGTCGGCGTCTAGCGCCTGTTCCCAATCGTGCGGGGCAATCAGGTCCACCGTCACGCCAGCCGGTGCCGCCTCGATTAGTGCCGCGTCAGTCATCTCAGCCCCGCCGACGTAGCGGCCAGGCAGGTGCGCTGGGTTGGAACTGTCCGTATCCCGTGGCAGGTGGTGGGTCACCCAGGCGAGTTTCATTGCTGCGCGACCATCGAAAGGTAGGGCCGCCAATAGCGGTCCCACACCAGGTCGGCGTCATAGGACAGCGCGTGCTGGCGTGCTTTATCGCTGCGCTCGCGGCCGCGGTTGTAGGCCTGCTCAAGAGCGTCCACGATGCTGGGAATGTTCGGGGTGTTGAACCAGGACAGTTGCGCGCCGTCCCACCAGGGCTGGCCTTCTGTGAGCCAGCCATCGCCTAGCAACTCGGGCTGCGCGCTGAAGTTGTTGGCAATAGCAACCGTGCCCGTTGCCTGTGCTTCTAGCAAAGTCAGGCCGAAGCCTTCCCCCAAAGTTGGGGCTAACAGGCAATCTGTTCCATCGAACAGCGCAGCCATGGCCTCGTTGTCAATGCCGTTGTGCATCGCCTGTTGGCCGACGAACTTGAAGTGCCTGCCCTCTTTCAGCCCGCAGGCTTTGAGCAACACATCAAGCACCAGGCCGTTGTGTTTGCCGTAGCGCTCAGTGTGCAGGTACAGGCGCACGTCGTGCTTGTCTTGCGCAAAGATGGAAAAGGCCAGGATGTTTTCGCCCCAGGCTTTGCGGTGGATGCCACCGGCGCCGCTGGCCTTGTTGGCGTTGATCGCTGAAACGACAAACACATCTTCGTCAAAGCCCATCAACTGTCGGCCACTCATGCCGTTGTAAGTAGCGCCCGGTGCGTACAGGTTGGTGTCAATCGCCATGGGGATATACAGCGCCTCAACCCCAGCGCGCTCAATCTGTTCTTGGCCAAACCGCGTGACCGCGATGGCTTCAATGTTGGGGCGCTGAAGTGTTGCGAGCACAGCCGGCGGCACCGGCATGTGGTCCACCATCGTCCACACTGCGGTGGGCACGCCCTGCCAATACTTCTCAGGCATTGTCCAGGCATCGAACAACGACACCGCTAAGGCTGGGCCTGGGTGCTCGGTCGTCCATTCCTTGAAGTTGGGGCGCACGGTGTCGTTGGAATACATCTCAACGCCCATGGGAAAGACGGGCACGTCCTCCCACAGCGTGCGCATCCCCTGCAGCCCGTAGTTGTTATTGACAGCCACGTGGTGACCGTCGCGCTTCATGCGCGCTACAACTTGCGCCGTTTGTGTTCCGTAGCCCGTGCCGGCCCAAGGGGCGTTGCTGTGCCAGAGAACTGTGACGGGGGTGATGTCGTCAGCCATCGCAGGTTTCCTTTGTTCGCAGGTTTTCGCAGGGTGGGAGCCGGGGGACGCTGTCCTGCGCCCAACGCCCCCCGGCATGGCAAGGGGCCGAGGTTGTCCCCGGCCCCTTGCGGTTTGTGCTTCCGATCAGGCAGTGCC